ATGTACACAGCAGCAGACTGGTATAACACCTACGGTCTTGGTATCGGTATGGTTGAGATGGACTTTGAGGATAACAATCCTCGTATCCGTATGCTTAACCCATTCGGTACCTATCCAGAACTAGATCGTTATGGTCGTGTAATGTCTATTACTCAGGTAATAGTTACCGATGCAGAGACACTAGCTGCACAATACCCAGAGTATTACGATTTAATCCTAGGTAAGAACCAGTACGCTCTATCTTCTCCTTATATCTCAATGGTCAAGTACCACGATAAGGACCAAGACCTACTGTACTTACCAGAGCGTAAGAACCTAGTTCTATCACGTACACCAAACATCCTAGGTAGAGCTATGGCATCTGTCGTAATGCGCTCATCCCTAGATGGTGAAGCACGTGGACAGTTTGATGATGTTCTATCTGTACAACTTGCTCGTGCTCGTTTTGCAGTATTGCAGATCCAAGCAGCAGAAAAGTCTATCCAAGCACCTATTGCTATTCCACAGGATGTGCAAGAATTGGCACTTGGACCAGATGCAATTATGCGTTCTGCTAATCCACAAGGTATTCGTCGCGTTCCACTAGAACTACCACCTGGAGTCTTTACTGAATCCGGTGTACTAGAACGTGAATTACGCCTTGGTGCTCGTTATCCGGAAAGCCGTTCAGGAGATATCAGTGCATCAGTAGTTACTGGTCGTGGTGTGCAAGCACTGCAGGCAGGCTTTGATACACAGATCAAGTCAGCACAAGCACAGTTTGCTCGTATGTTCCAAGAACTTATCTCAGTTTGCTTTGAAGCAGATGAGAAAGTATTCGGTGGTATTCCAAAGACCATCAAGGGAACAGATGATGGAACACCTTATGTTCTCAAGTACACACCATCTCGTGACATCAAGGGCGAGTACGGCGTAGATGTACGCTACGGAATTATGTCTGGTATGGACCCAAACCGTGCCATCATCGCTTTACTACAAATGCGTTCAGACAAACTCGTATCTCGTGACTATGTACGTCGTGAGATCCCAATGGACTTGAACGTAACTCAGGAGGAACAACGTGTTGATATTGAAGAGATGCGCGATTCTTTGCGCGTTGCTGTTGCTCAGTATGCTCAGGCGATCCCAGAACTCGCAGCGCAAGGTCAAGACCCTAGTTCGATTATCACCCGCATTGCGTCTGTTATCCAAGGTCGGCAAAAGGGGCAATCGCTAGAAGCGGTTATCGAAAAAGCATTTATGCCAGAACCACAACCAGTCCCAGAGATGCCACCTATGGCACCAGGAATGGAACAACAACTTCCAGCAGCAGGTGCGGCCCCCGCCCCAGCCTCAGCGCAACCTCCACAAGAACAAGGTGGTATGGCCCCTGCTGCTGGTCAACGTCCCGATATAGCCCAACTACTAGCTGGTATTACCGGCGCAGCATAATCAGAGGAGGTGTAAATATGAACAAAGGATCTCGTGCAACAGCACCTATGTCAAAGCCAGTTGAAGGCAAGAAGGATTTATCTAAGCCAGCAGGTGGCAAGGTAATGCCATCAATGATGCCAGCAGGCCGCAAAGGCAAGGCAGCAAAAAAGGGATAATAACTTTTAATGGAAGGAGCACTGGGCGGTGAAAGATAGCAATCATATTTCTCGCCCAGTGCGACTTCTTGATTTTGTAGTTATCGGTGCAGGTTTTCTGCACAACATAGCAGCATCATTTGAAACCTTAACAGGTGAACTAATGGAGATAGCAATTTATCAATCAAATCATCTTACTCAGACCAATAGGGCTTGGGAAGATATGGCAGCAGACTTAGAAAAATTAGAGGAGGACCAACAGTGAGTATGATGAATCCACTGGCAGGACCAGCAGGTCCTGGTAAGTACTCCACACGAACAGACAAACTAGAGATGGGTTCTACATCTTATGGTGAAGGCGTAGAGACACAGGCTATTAAGTCAGGCGCTCCGCTTTCTACAACTCCAGATACACGTCCTGCTCGCGCAGGAGACGTACGCGATGCTGCAGCTAAGGCTGCACCATTAACAGGATTATTTGCAATGTCAGATGAAACACGACCAATTACCGCTGGATTAGATCGCGGTCCTGGTCCTGGTTCTGAAGCATTGATGATGAACAAGTCAGTTGTAAAGTTATCAGATTCTTTGGCAGCAATGTTGCCATATGACACTACTGGCGAAATTGCAGTTCTATATCAGGACGCACTATCACGAGGTAACTAATGGCTGATAACTTAAGAGCAGCCTCCTATGCTGCTGGTTTAACAGCAGAGCAAAAACGTGAAATTGATATTCTTTCTAAGAAACTTGGCAAGCACAAAGATCTTCTTAATCTGCCATCTGATATAGCACAGAAGTCTTACAGCCAAATGCCAGCAGACCAACAGCAAGATATGGTCAAGACATTTGGACAAGAAGAACCAGAAGTTAAAAAGCCTCGTGGTTGGCTAGGTACAGCCTTTCACTATAACCCTTTAACTCTAGCATTCAAAGGCGTACTTGAGGTTGCAGATGCAACTACTCGTGCTTATCGTGCTATTGCTATTCCATTATCACAAGGTGAACTTGGCTTTGCTTGGGATAAAGCAAACGATAAAGGCGACAAAGTTTACAACGAAGGTCGTATCGAAAAGGCTAAGAGTCTTTACGGTCAAGATGCAGTAGATATTGCTATGCGTATCAAGTCCAAGGAAAGCCTTGCAGATATTGCAGCATCTGCCACACCTGAGCAAACAAAGTACATAATGCTTGCTGATCCTACCAACACAGTAATACCAGGTGTTGATAACGTTGAACAAGAGCGAGAACTGTTTAATGAGATTCTAGGTGTTGTTGACAGAGCTAAGTTTTCACCAGGTCGTCAACTTGCTAATTTGCTTCTTCCGGAAGCACTTGAAAAGAATGGCCTTGTATACGGCATCACATCAGGTGTTACAGATACAGCCTTTAGATTCTTTGTAGATCCACTAGTTGTAGGATCAAAATTACGTTCACTTTATGTAGTTGGCAAGTATTCACTAGAAGCAGTTACCGGTGGCAAGAAGGTTGCAGAAACCTTTGCTAACCCAAAGGTAGCAGCATTTTGGGACAACTACGGTGCAGCGTTAGATCGCTACACCAAGGCACAATCTCGTTCACCTAAAGAGGCAGCAGCAGCTAAGCGTGAACTTGAGATACTTGCACCTGAGTATGGCCCAGAAGTTATTCGTTCTTTTCAGAAGTTTGGTGAAGGCGGCATTACTAATGCAGCCTCAGCACGTGCATTCTTTGAAAACACAGAAGAGGCAATTACAGTCCTAGCAGGTTCAGTAGGACGCAAAAGAGTTATCATTCCACGCCTTGATGCAGCACGTCAGTTACGCATCAGCGCTATGACTACAGCAGACCGTGTATTTAACGTAGATAAGATTGCACCATCTTTCATTAACAGTATGTTTGGGGATTTGCCAACAACAGATGGTGTATCCAAAGCACTCATTGATGGACAAGAGCAGATTGTTAATATCGTCAAGGGTTCTGGAACTAAGTCAACTTTGCGCCTGTCTAGTGAATCAATCGGTCTTCGCCTAGATAAGTTTAAGGCGAGGTTTAACATTGCTCCTATGTTCAAAAATGACAGATTTGATGTAACTGCAAAAGATGCATCATTGCAAATGTATCGCTTAGCACGAGTTGTATTTACTAAGCAAGATGCCAAGATGATTGGTGAAACATTTGAGGCTATTACTGATATTGGTAAGCGCAAAGAAATGTTTGCCGGACTATGGGGCAACATCGCTGAGATTCGTGGGTTGAATCTTACAGAAGCAGGACAAAAACTTAACCTTCTTGCAACAGGAAAAGCTGGCAAAAGATTTGGTCTTGAAGATTCTAAGAACTCAAACATTGGAGCGATTAGATCTGACTTTGATACAAGTATGGCAGCACCTAGTCTGGTAGATATTGACCGTGCGGCAGTGCGTTCTGGTTTTATTAACCGAGCTTTAGGTATTGCTAACAGCAAATGGGTAGATGATATGACCGGATACTGGTCTTTCCTAACTCTTGCCGGTCCACGTTATGCACTTCGTAATGCAACAGAAGATCTTATGGTCCATCTTGCTATTGGCGGCTCACCGTGGGGACTAGCTAAGGGCCGTTATCTTTCAACACGAGTTAACACAGCCTTTGAAGCAGCGCGAAAGTCGGGTAATTTTACAGAAAGCCCACTAGGTACTGTAATGCGTTACGTTAATAAAAAAGAATCAGCTAAGTATGCATCACAAATTGATAAAATTGATACAGATATTGTAGAAGCACGCAAGTTAATGGCTATAAAAACCAGAGAACTTGATACAGCAGTAGATGAAGCTGATAGAATCCGCATCAAGGATGAGATTGATGTATTAAGAGCCACATCTTCTCGCAATATCGTAGAAGAAACACGTCGCATTATGGCAACTGCCTTTACATCTGGTCGTATTAACCGATATCGTGAAGCATTAGGTATGCGACCTATGTTTGAAGATGAGGCAGAGCTGCTTGCAGAGCATTTAGTCTATGGAAACCTTGATAACGCAGTGTCGTTAGTTAATGAAAGTTCAATTAACTTTGCAACATCAGGTGCTGATTATATTACAAGCGCTGTAATATCTGCTAAATCAAACGGTGTCCGTAACGAAAAACTTATTATTACAGATCCTAGAGCAAAGAACTACAAGAGTTCAAGTAATTTTGGAAAAATTCCTATCGGCCCTGAGAATGAAAAATCAATGCTTAGTTGGCTTCAACGTATTAGTTACTATGCTAATGACGAAGTAGGCGCTATTGCTGTAGCAAACCTTGACGACAAGGGTGTTGCTGTTACAAAGTTGCTAGAGTATATGGATAACAATCCAGAGTTCCGTAAATTAGCACAGCTTGAAGCGCGAGGAGAAACAGACCAAACTCACGCTGAGTTGATATTTGATCGTGCTCGTGAAATCTTTGAGACAAAGCGCGTTGGCAAGAATGGTCAAAAGGAACTTAATTTAGATTTACTAAGCAAGATTCGTTCATTTGATTCTGAAACTGGTAACTGGCGCATCACTGGTCAACTAAGTATAGATGATCTACCAAAGTTTATGGATGATGTACCTGAGTACGCAGTTGGACCTGAGTTGGTTCCTATATCTGAAGCAGGTAACAACGCTGCATCTCTTATGACGCACGGTTGGAAATGGCTTGGTTTGGCTAACGGGCGTATGTCACGTCAACCAATGGTATTTAACGAGATCATTTCTATTCGCAAATCAATGAAGAAGTCTGGTATGGAAGATGCTTACATCCAGTCAGTTGTTAGCAAGGTAGACGCTACAGATCCTAAGAAAGTACTACAAGCAACAGAACGCGCTAAGCGCCAGTTCGCTGAAATTGTTGAAGAGCGTGCAGTTAGCCAAATACTTCAGTATGTGGATAATCCACTTGTGCGTACACAGTTAGCATTTGGACTTCGCAACTTCTCACGCTTCTATCGTGCAACTGAGGACTTCTATCGCCGTGCATACCGTATGGTTCGATATAACCCTGCATCTATCCGCAAGGCAGCTCTTACCTATGACGGTATCAGTCATAATGGTTTCATCCAAGAGGATGACCAAGGTGAAAAGTACTTTGTTTACCCAGGTGTAGAGCCAATGTATCGTGCCGTACAAACTGCAATGGCAGGCCTTGGTATCGCACCAGAGTTTAAGACACCAATGCCTATTCAATTTGGTGCTCAGGTAAAGATGCTCACACCATCTCTGAACCAAGACTCTTTGATTCCTACATTTAATGGTCCACTAGCTGGAGTATCTATTAAGGTGCTCACTAACCTAGTAGATGTTATGGGAGCACCAGGTGCTGCAGATACAATTACTCAGTATTCAATGGGTAAGTACGCTGTAGATCAACCGTTCCTATCTTCATTTTTACCAGCACACATCAACCGTTTCTATCAGACATTGAATACAGATGAGCGTGACTCACAGTACGCAAGTGCTTGGCGTAAGGCAGTTACATATCTTGAAGCAGCAGGATACGGATTAAAGCCTACAGAAGATGAACTAGGAAACATAATTCCTCCTTCAATTCAAGAACAAGAAGAGTATCGTCAGCGTGTTAAGAGCACAACACTTAGTATCCTGGGTACACGTTTTGTATTTGGTTTCTTTGCACCAGCATCACCATCTGTTCAACTCAAAGCTGATATGGCTACTTGGATTAAGGACAATGGTAACGCTAACTTTAAGCAGGCTTGGAATAGCCTGCTTGATAAGTACCCTGGTGACTATGACGCAGCTATGGCTAAATGGGTTGAGTTATTCCCTAACCAGATTCCATTTACAGTTCCTGAGTCTGAAAAGAAAACTGTTGCTGTTATCAAGTATGCCGAAGAATCTGGTGTATTTGTAGAGAAGAATGCAGATCTATTCAAGCGATATCCACAAGGCGCA